CTATTTTCCCTTCCTTCTTGATTTGAATTTGATTTTTTTCAAATTCGCAAAGACTGATTAAATCTTTTTGAGATTTCAATCTTCGTTGATAAAAAATGATAATGTCTCTTATTTCAGTTTTTAGAACAGAAGTTAATTCTGAGTGATGTTTTGATTGTTCTTTCCAAATGGTTTCAAATTCATCTAAATAATCTTGTCTGTAGAATACTTGATTTTTTAATTTAGTGTGCGTATTTAGTTTTAATTGCCTATAAAGATATTGTCCAACAGTTTCTTTTTTGAAATATAGTTCTTTACTTCTATCGCTGATTGATCCAAGGTAACCGCTCGAGTTTTTGATATTGCTATTGATTTCACTAATTACATAAGCTGCCTCTTCTTTATTTAGCTTATCCGCAATGGCTTTGCTTCGCCATTCGTATGCCCTTATTAGTTTTTCTTCTCTTGTTCCTTTATTTTCTGCTGTATTAAATTTATACTTTGCCCAAAAGGTAGAAGATGTCCCTTTTAATCCCTTTCCTAAAAGATCTTGTTAAAACACATTAGTAAAAATTTCCGGATAAAATTTACTCTGACATTCCCACACTTTATCGAATTCGCGTTGCAAGTCTGAACGATAAAAATCAGGAATGTATTTTTTACCATTTTTTAAGAGTTGATAGACCAATTGTCCTGGAGTAAGGTTGTGCTCATACAATTGTTTCGCGATGGTCATCCCGTCAATTGCCTTTCCTTCGTCTTCATTTTTTGATTTTCTACTGCTTTTGTAGCCTCTTTTTTTATTGATTGCTAAAAGTATTCGGGCAAGTTGATCTTTTTCTACTCTTTCCAAGACTGCTTTCGCTCTTAGTCCCCAGGTTTCGTGTGTTGTGTTTTTACCATTTTCAGTTAGAACTGTTTCTTCAGAAATAACATTTGCCTTACGAAGTACTTCAATAAGATTTTTTCTTCGGTCTTTATAGCGATTTAAAATTCTTCTTGCTCCTCTTTTTAAGGTTCTATCGGCATTTATTGAAACTGACTTTCCTTTTTCGAAATTAGTTTGTTCATCTATCGATAGTGGTATAATTCTTACTCCAAGCATGTTAATGGATGAATTTTCTGGTTTTTCGCCTTCAATAACATGGGCAAAACCAATTGATGTAGTTCCCAAATCTAGGCCGAGTATATTTTTTGTTTTCATATTTTTTGAATTCTAATTTTTCATTTACTTTTACCTCGAAAGCAAATCACAATAAGGATTATTCCGTTGTGAAAACATTCAAGTCGCCTCGCCTTACAATGCGGGGCTTTTTTATTGTATATGGTTTAAATTTTTTTTCTTTTGCCAACGAGTTATAAAGGATTCTTGAAAATAAAGATTTCTCCTTTCATTACAAAATTCAATCAAAATACTGTACTGGTTTCAGTGAGGCCGATGATGTGCAATAACTCGCTGTAGAATTTTTTATCGAGGCTATTGCTATCGTTAACAAAAGGAAGTTTTAATAAATGTTCGGGCGATAGTATTTTAAACAAAGCAATCAGCGAAGCATCCGCGCTTGGTTGGCTTTCTTTACTTAAAGCCTGCTTATAGGTTTCGAAATTGAAATAGGTAAATTCTATTTCGCTTTCTACACTTGTTATAAAAGGTTCAGCAATTTGTTTGTAAAAGAAATCTGTTTTGGTATCGGACAGACGCCCGGCTTCGAAATCGGTAAATTGATTAACAAGGTTTTTATTTTGTGCAAAGAGCCTGTCGAATAAAACAGCATCGAAGATAAACCACTCGAAAATGTTGGTGATCACAATGTGTTTTACTTCGAGGTTTTTGTGTGTAATTCTTTCGCGCAGGTAATACAATACCAATTCTTGAAATGCTTTTGCATTTAGTTTTTTGGTGCTTACCATTTCGGCTTTGTTAGTTGGCTTTTTTGCCTCGATGATAACGCCAACACTTGTGCCGGCCTGCGCACCATTGTGAATTACTAAATCGTTTCGGCCTTTGGTATTGATGTAGTGGTTAGGATCGTAGTAGGTTTTCTTGAGAAAGTCGATGACGAGGTTTTTATGAAATTCTTCGCTTTCCTTGTCGTTGATTCGCTCGAGTAGGGTATGAAGGTTAGCTTTAAAATGCTCGATTTCAGTTCGGGTAGGCTTTACTTTTAGAAAAGCTTTGTTAAGGGATTTGCGTGGTTTTAGTTCCTTCATTGTTTCGACACAACCAAATTTTTGTTATTGAAATACAACAAGACAGTGTAATTATATATAGCTCGTTATTTCAATTGGTTAAGATACTAGATTCTTTTGGAATGGTAAAAAGCCGACAGGGTTTACGGGTGTCTTCACGCTAAAATTCCTTTACAAATAAGTTGTTTACTGATGTATCCTGTTAAATATTGTTCAAAAGTGTTGACTAAACTTGATGGATGTAATTGTTTTTATTGATTGATTGATGTCATTAGATCTTAATTTTTTACGCTATCTTATTATCAAACAGTCCTTTAAATAGTAATATACTTGGTGTCTTATTTTACTTTGTCAGTGCTGATTTTTCTTGAAAGATTTTAAGTCAAGATGTTTTATTTCCAAGTTTACTTGTTCAATTGAGTAAAAAAAATTTGGTTCAGATTTTTCCAAATTTTTACTTTTTCTATCATAAAGATTAAAATTCATTCATTTTAATCAATCTCTGGTTTTGGACTGATGCATTTTTGATACAACATCTATACAATCAAAATGAATTTGCAAACTAAAAAAGAGAACAACAGATTAAGTCTCGGTATTTCGAAAGACCAGCACAATACTTTTGAACCTCTTAAAGCTTTTGAAGGTAAGCGACTCGAAGATATTAGAAAGCTTTTTTCTCAATATAAGTAATGGCATACGAAATGGGAAACGCTAATCGTATTTTTAAACTGATGAAAGCCATTACAAATGATAACTATTTAAAGGTTTATCATGTCAGTTTATTTGCAGCACTTTGCCATTGCTGGATGGAAAATGAATTTAAAGAATGCTTCAATATTTCAAGAAGCAGGCTCATGAAGTTATCCAAGATTAACTCTCTCAATACCTATCACAAGGTCATTCATGAGCTCACACAAGGTAAGTACATCAGCTATATTCCCTCGTTCCATCCTGGCAAGGGAAGTAGAGTTTCAATACTTGATCGTGAAATATGAGTAAAGCTGAAGATAAATTCATAATCGAGATGCGAAAATTAGTGCATGAGGCCTTATCAGATTTTAAAACATCAATACTTGCAGAATTGGATACCCGCTTTCGTGAAATCCACACGAATAGTAAAGACATGTACGCTTACCTTACAACTGAAGAGGTATGTAGAAGATGGGGCAGGAGCAGAACTACACTAAGCCAATTAATCAAACAAAAAAAACTAAGCCCTTCAGGTAAGTATGGGAGGTCTTATGTTTTTAGGCAAGAAGATATCATTCAGTTATTTGGTTACTGTAAATTTGATTAATAACCTTCAATGAGTACATCACATCCTAAATATCCAAGTTTGCTTTTTTTAATTAATTACCTAGCTCTTTCAAAATGAAGTTAAATCGAAATACTCATTCAGAATTTATTTGTGATTTGTATTTAAAGTTCCAGTTTTAGCTTGAGTGCATGCATATCCTCACTAATTTTTTTATCTATTATCTTAGCATAGTGCTGCGTAGTTTTTAAGTTTCTATGTCCTAACATTTTACTTACAGTTTCAATGGGTACGCCATTGGTAAGTGTAACCGTTGTTGCAAATGTGTGACGAGCCATGTGAAAAGTTATTCTTTTATTGATTCCACACAGATCTCCAATTTCTTTTAAGTAGGCATTCATCTTTTGATTACTTAAGGCCGGTAATACCACATCTTTGTTTAAACAAACTGGATGATTTTTGTATTTATCTAAAATCCTTAAAGCTTGCGGAAGTAAAGGTAAACGAGTAGGAATTTCTGTTTTCTTTCTTTTGGTAAAAATCCAAACGCCACCATCAATTCCAACTGAGATTTCGCTCTGTTTTAATTTTTTAACATCTGCGTAAGCAAGCCCAGTGTAGCAACTGAATAAGAAAGCATCTTTAACTAAAGTAAGCCGCTCAATTTTAAAATCTTTATTTTGAATGGAAGTTATTTCATCCTGCGTTAAAACCTCTCTAATTACTTCACGCTTATTCATTTTGTAACCTAGAAAAGGATCTCTTTGTAGCCAACCATTTTTCAAACATATATTTACAATCTTCTTTAAGTTTCCGATGTATTTTACAGCAGAGTTATGATTACAATTCCTTACAGACTTTAACCAAAACTCAAAATCAGTTACAAATTCATAGGATAGTTTATTGATTTCTATATCACTTTTTTTATACTTCCATTGTAGAAAAGATATAGTGTGACATTTTGAAGTTTCGTAACGCTTTAAAGTACAAGGAGCAAATTCTTTGTTTACAAGTTGTTGGAGTTGCTGATTATGTTTTTCAAATATTTCTATCAGCATAATTGCTTTCTTCTTTTTACCAAGTAGTATCGCTCTTAGGTGTTCAACTGTAACAATCTCATTGTTGGCTATCAATTGTCGCTGCGCTTCATACACTTTATACTGTAATGTATCTAAATATGCATTTAGGCTTCGTGCATCTTCCTTCGTTCCGATTGCCCTTCCGGCTGCACTGTTCCATCTTGAAACATCCCACTTTCTTTGCGTTGAAATCTCAGTGCGTTTGTTGTCAGTACTGATGCGCATATAAATCGGCAGCACCTTGCCATTTTCATTTTTAGGCTTCTTAAAGTAAAAAAGTAAGCTAAATCTGCTGTTCATAACAAATTGGGTTGAAGCATGGATAAAACTACGCTTGCAGACACCCTGAATTCAAGATGTATCTATATCGTACAAGTTGAATATCAGCTAGTTATGAGAATTCTGGTGAGTACTTTTTTCGACTATCCGTGACTCACCAATTTACTCACCAACAATTTGTGTGTTAATGATCAGTTTTGTGTGTCTCAGAAAGCAAAAAAGCCCGAAAATCGTAAGATTTGCAGGCTTTAGGTTTGTTTGTTAGAGATTATGTGGAGCTGCAGGGAATCGAACCCTGGTCCAGAGAAGGTGAGACTCGCGCCTTCTACATGCTTAGTTATCTTTGGTTGTAGGGCAATGGCAGGCAGATAACAACCAACCCTTACCGTAGTTACTTTGTCTTAGTACAGCTTAGTAACCTCGCTGCAAGCAGTTCTGCTGATCGACACCGCTATACCAACACCTGCAAAACTTAGGTGTTGAGCGATGATGGCCTCCGGCTTCTTAAGCGGGATAAGCTAATCACGCGTTACGCGAGATTAAGCAGCCATGGCGTAAGTTTCTTCGCCACGTAATTGTCAGGACTATCTTTTTAGGCTCTCATCCTATGAGCCTGCATGCTTACACACGGCCGCACACGGCCTGTCAAAACCGGTCAGCCCCGTTTATTCCTACAAAAATACAATTGTATTAGCATATAACAGAACTTTAATTTTAGAATGTAAAAAAATCAAAATGTATTTTCGTTAAATCATTTTTATGTAATCATCTAATTTTGTTCTCATTATATAACCGCTACTTAAATTAATATAAGTAATTGCGAGAAACCGGATATTGCAGTAGGTATCAACAAAAAGCGAAGAGCATTAATGTACTACGCATGCCCCACCTGCACAGGCGGCTTCGGCTTGTAAATCGGTTTCATCATCATACTCAAACACCTGCGATAAGTCAATTTCTTTTAACGATTCTTCCATTTTTTCAAATTCTTCCTCGCTAATATCCTCAAACGGTGGTTGTTTGTAGTTGCCATTGTCGTATGGCAAAACACTTAAGCCATTGTACGATGCTTTATTCTCCCACATCCAATTTCCTATTTCTTCCCACTCACAATCTTTAATAGATACTGTAGCAGAAACGTTATTTACGTTTTGCCCTAACCGATAGCCCTTTCTTACCCATTCAACATTAAATTCTTTTACGCGGTTAAGCATTTGTAATGCGCTTTCTGTACGCAGTATGCTTCCTTCTGGTGCCTTTTGCGGAATACAAACAATGCCTTGTTTGTTGTTTAGTAAATCATCTTCTAATAAAGTTGGATGTTGTTCTTTTAAGTAATGATAAAGCGCATCTTCTTTTCCGATTCGTATTCTTCTTAAGTAATAATCGTTATGCCAGGCATGAATACCCGATGATGTTCCTAAAACCAATGAACTTGTTCCGGATGGTTTTATGGTTGTACACCGAGCAGCAAATTCTATATTGATGAGCGTGGACACGCGGTTATTGGTTTGCTTAACTTTTTCTGCTGCTTCGTTTAAATCTAATTTTTGTACGCGGCCACTTGCTATGCCTGTCATGCCTACACCTATTAGTGCATCTTGTTCAGTTGTTGTTTTCCAAACTTCGCGCAGATAATGAAAGTCGGTAAATCCTGCCTGCAAGGTACCAAAAAAGGCAGCAGCTTCTGCTCTTTGGTTTAATTCTTCTTGTGTTTCTATATCCGAAACGTTAATCTCGCATAAGTTACAAAACTGAAAAGGGCGAAGTGCAATTTCGCAGCAAGGGTTTGTGCCCCAATCGGGGTGGTTGCTAAAATAAAAGCCAGGTTCGCCTGTGCCAGATAATTCTATTTTCTTCCAAAGAGATTGAAATTGTTCTTTGCTTGTATGTTCGCGCGAGAGTACAACAGAATTGTTAGCTCTGCCGCGTTGCTCGTTTAACTCCCACCAGTTTCCATATTTACAAGTAAGCATTTCTTCATCTTCTGGAGAGAAGAGGGATATCATGGCTGATCTTCTTATACCGCCTGCTAATACTGCATTGGCAATATGGCACATAAGGTCGTGGCACTCTAATGAACTTAATTTATCTCCATCTTTTTTTCTATCGAGTAAAGC